TTATCTAAAGGTGGAATACATATACTTGTAGAATACCCAGAATTATATTATGAGAAATAAATTACATAAAAATATTTATTTAGTTAATGATTTGGTAGTTAGGTGTAATTCCATGCCTAATTGCTTAAATCACGAACGAACTGAAATAATTTTTGATAACGGTGGGTGTATTGATAATAGTATTGTAGAACACTATTTTGAAAACTATATCCAAATTCCAAATATGCATGGTGCATTTAATATGGATACCCGTTTGTTTACTCAAATAACGGTCTATGAATATTTTAAAAAATATAAAAATACTGAAGATATTTTTTTATATGCAGTAGAACCATATGCTAATATATCACATGTAATGGGTAGTCCACATTCGTACGATAAGGTGTTTTGTTTAGAATTTTCTTCAAAATTAGCACTACAAGAACTACAAGACCCAAATAATAATTTTTACTTTGCATTAGCATTCCCATCCGAGGGTACAATTCAAGATGATACGTTTGAATTAATACATGGTGCATTAAAAAAATATAAAATACCTTCACATAAATTCATATTTACTATAGCCGCTGCAGATATAGAACTACATTACGAAAAGTTTTGTATGGAAAATAACATTGATATATCCAACCGAATAAAGGTGCTATACTGGACCTGGTCAATACGTCAAAAAGTAAAAGAAGCTGCAGATATTGAAAAAAATAAAAAGTTATCGAATATAGATGGTACTAATTCTTCTATTGTAACTGAAAATGATATTGATTTAACTCGGAAAAGACCTTATAAGTTTATGATATTCAATCGTAGAATGCGGGTTCATAGAATTTTATTATTATCACTCTTAGGTAAAGACTTTATTGACCAAAATTTGGTATCTTATGATTTTGCACAAACAAACGATACTGCACAACTACCATTTTTTAATGGAAGAGTTAATTCAGATTATATTCAACACTCTATGAGGAATATGCAAGAATTATTAGACGATAAGCCTCTATCTTTTATAGATTTTGAAAATGTAAGTTCTACTATGGGATTTGGTTGTGAGCATAAAATACCATATTTAGACTCATATATACATGTAATAACCGAAACTAACTTTGACGAAGCAGGAGTTTATTTTTCTGAAAAAACTTGGAAACCCATCATTGGATTACAACCATTTATTATGGTAAATTACCATAATGCATTAAAGTATTTAAAAGAACTTGGTTTTAAAACATTTCATCCTTTTATAGATGAGAGTTATGATAGCATTGAGGACCCAAAGGACCGTATTGTAAAAATATATAAAGAGATTGATAGAATCAATAATTTATCAATTGATGAAATACACTCTTGGTATGAAAGTATTTATGAGATTCTTGTTTTCAATAGAATAATGTTAATGAAACATCAAGAAGATTATATGTATAATAAAGAAGTTAAATTTTTAACAAAAATAATAAATTATGTGGAATCCAATTAGGGTAATAAAAAACTATTTTCAAAAGAGAAAACAGGAAAAACTTTACAAAAAGAAATTAGAAGAACTTCGTAAAAGAGATCCGTTCATTTACAAAAATCACTAAACTTTTTAGTGTTTATATTTATATACTGATAAGGTATATACTAATATGAGTGAACTTTCTAAATATCTCGTAGAACAAATTCTACTTGAGGATGACAATCCTATTAAAAAGACCGTAGTAGTTTATGTGGGTAGGTTTCAACCTTTCCATAAAGGACACTATGCTACTTACCAACATCTTGTAAAGAAATTTGGTAAAAACAATGTCTTTATAGGAACTTCGGACAAGGTATCTAAACCGAAATCTCCATTTAATTTTAAGGAGAAGGTTCAGATAATGACATCGATGTTTGGTATACCTAAATCCAAAATACATCAAGTTAAAAACCCATACCAACCAACTGAAATCCTTAAAAAGTTTGATGAAACTACAACTGCCTTCATAACTGTTGTTGGTGAGAAGGATAAATCTCGTTTAGGTGGTAAATACTTTACTCCATTAAAAGGAACTCCAACTGAAGGGTATGTAGATAGGGGATATGTTTACGTATCACCATCTCAGTCTAACCCAATAAGTGGTACCGATGTTCGTAATGGATTATCATTGGGTTCAGGTGAACAAAAACAATCTTTCTTTACAGATAGAGCATACCCAAAATATAACAAAACCATATTCAACTTAATCACTTCTAAATTAAACGAATGTATCTTTATTTCTAAAGAACGAATTGAAGAATGGTTAATCAACGAAGCATCCAATGTTGTTGGTAACATGGGTAATGATGTAGATGATGGTCCTAATAACTTTTTTCCAAATTACGATGTATTCTCTAAGGTAAATATTAATAGAGCAGCAAAGATTGGATATGAGGTAGTAAATATGATTACTACTAAAGAGTTGGAAGATTATTATGACCACCCAACTTATCCAAATGGACCAACTGGAACAGTAACTTACTTTCCCGCAGGTGTACTTGGTGCAAAAACTCCAAACAACCAAATTGATATTTACTCAAGTGGTGCATATACTAAGTGGTACACGCATGCAACTCGTAAAGCATCTTTAGTTGGATATTCATTAGTATCTGACCCAAATATGAAATCTGATAAGAAACAATCAGGTGATTCTGCTAAAGGAGACTTAAAAGCACAATCAGAATACGAGAATTCAGTAAACGAGGCAATAACCTTACCGGTAGAAATTGGTGATACTTTATTAATGGGTAAATTTAAAAACAAAAAAGTTGTTGTTAAATCCATTGGTAAAGATGAACATGGTATGCCAACCATCAATGGTAAGAAAGTAGTTACTTTCAGGTATATGAACGAATCATTTATCGTAGAACTTGCAGGAACTGCTATTAAATGTGAAAAATGTAATCATTCATGGGAGATAGAATCCGATGATGATGAAAAATACCTATGTCATTCGTGTGGTTGGGATTCACAACAACAAGAATACGATTTTGATGCATTTGATTCGTGGCAAGAAAAGAATGGTATCTTAGATGAATCGATAGATGAAAAACGAGGTGGTAAGTTAAGACCTTCTGCTATTGTAAGAAGAAAGTTTGCCCTTGCTGGAAAAGGACCTGAGATTGCTCGTAAACGTGCACGAACAATGAAACGAAGAAAATCCTTAGATAAACTTAAAAAGATTGCTTACAAGATGGCATACCGACAAGTTTATGATGAATTCGCGAAAGAACTTTATCCAGATATTAAAAAATCAGATTTATCAATTGAACAATCAAAGGTAGTACATCGAAATGTATTAAGAAAAAAGAAACGAGTTCTTAAACGAGCTAGATTTAAATTCTTACCTGATTTACGAGCAAAAGAAGTAGAAAAGTTCTCTCCTAAAAACGAACAACTTGCAAAAGGAATGAGTTTAAGAGATATTTCGGGTAAACATGGAGTTTCTTTTGAAGATATCAAGAAAGAAGCTAAGAAGGGTGTTAAAGTGGAGATGGAACATACAGATGATGTACATGTTGCATACGATATTACAAAAGACCACTTATTCGAGGACCCAAAATATTATACTAAACTTGCAACGATAGAAGAATCTTTAATTACCGAAGGTGGTGCATATGGACATATGAATCATCCATTTGATACTGAAATTAACTTAACCTTTGGACAACTTAAAGATATCGTAAATCGTGCATTAGAAGGAACCTTAGAATTTACACGAGAAAAAACAGATGGTCAAGCACTTGCAGTTTCTTGGGTAAACGGAAGATTAGTTGCTGCTCGTAACAAAGGACATCTAAAAAATCGTGGTGAAAATGCATTAGATATTAAAGGTGTTGCCGATAAGTTCGCTGGTAGAGGTGAATTAGAAAAAGCATACAACTTTGCAATGAAAGATATGTCTGATTCAATTAAATCCCTTTCAGAAAAACAACGAGAGAAGATTTTCAAAGGAGGTGCATGTTTTATGAACCTTGAAGTAATCTATCCTACATCAGTTAACGTAATTCCTTACGGACAACCTCTATTGGTATTCCATGGAACTATGGAATATGATGAAAGTGGAGTTGCAATTGGAGAAAATGCTGATGCTGGAAGAATCTTGGCAGGTATGATTAAACAAATCAACAAAGATGTACAAGATAATTACACAATTCAAGGTCCTCCTGTAATTTCTTTACCAAAATCACAACAATTATCCTCTAAAAAAGGAAAATATACATCTCAAATCTCAAAATTACAAAAAGAATTCGGTTTAAAGGATACTGATGGGGTTGCTGAGTATCATCAAGCATGGTGGACACAATGGGTAACCAAAAATTCACCATCTACCCTCGATAATAAAACCTTAATGGGGTTAGTTAAGAGGTGGGCATTCTATGATAAAGGATTTAGAATCGATAATAAGAACATTTCAGATGAAAAAACTCTAAATTGGGCTAAGAAAATTGATTCACAAGACCAAAAGAACATTGCTAAGGATAATATGATGAAATTTGAGAACATTTTCTTAGGTGTTGGGGCAGATGTATTAGAATTTACATCATCGGTACTAACTGTAAACCCAGATGAGGCAGTTCGTTCGATAAAAAAGAGAATAGATAAGACAATTCAAGATGTTAAAAAATCAGGTGACCCTAAGAAGATTGAAAAATTAAAATTAGAGTTACAAAGATTAAAAGCAATTGGTGGTCCTTCTAAAATTGTACCAAATGAAGGGATTGTTTTCCAATATAAAGGAAACACTTTCAAATTGACTGGTGCATTTGCTTCCGTAAACCAATTATTGGGTATTTTCTTCTAAAAATTTCGATTTCTACATTTTTATATATTTATATATCAAGGTATAACCTAATATGTAACAATGAGTAAAGAATTCAAAAAGAAATACATGCACCCAACTCGTAGAAAGTTGGTAGATATGGTACAAACTGGTGAGTATGATAAAAATACTACCATTGGGTACAGTAAAGCAGAAGAAAAGAGGAATGTTGGTGATATTTGGGAAGATGAACACCATCGATACGAGAAAAAAGAAGGTTATATCTTAAAAACCGGTAAAAACTCGGATGCACTACAAGAAATCCGTGAATATCTCGAAGAAAAATCCAAATGTAAGAATTCAGAGTGTAAAACAATCAAAAAATCCGATAAAGATAGAAAATTGATTCAAAAAAATGGATACTGTCTTAATTGTACCGTTGAAAACGAACACACCATCAGAACTGCCGGTTTTTGGAAAGAATATGAGAACTATAAGGTATGGACTAAGATGATAATCTTCGGTACTGCTAAGATAGAAGAATATAAACAATCACTTTTGGATGTTAAACCATCATATGAATACATCAATGAAGATGGTTCTACTGAAAAGTGGGATTTGCCTCAACCAGTAGAAGAAGTTAAGAAGGAAATTCAAGAATTGATTGATTTTGGTACAAAAGAACTTGATGAAATTAAAGAAAACCGAATCAAGGCTTTTGAAATTTTAAGAGAAAACAATTTAGAACATTATTTATAGTAATGGGAAGTACACGATATACAAACATGTTAATCATCATCTGTATGGTTTTTCTAGCATATACTTTGTTTAATGTTAGGGGATTAAAGACAGATATCGATGGGTTCAATGAAAAGATTGAAAACATTGGTAACGAAATAGATTCAATTCAAACTATGAACAACGAATTGGATGAACTAATTTCTAATTTACATTCAGAATTAGAATTAATTGATGGTGATATCAATAAAGTACAAAACAACATTTATACAATAAGGAGAAATACTGATGAAAAAACTAATTCTGTTGATAAGCTTACTATTAGTGAGCTTCAAGAGTTTTTCACAAAACGATACGATAGTATCTTTGAAGCAACCTATCGCAAAACTGGTAATTAAAGATTTAATTACGGGTGATGGTGCTAAGGAAGAACTTAAAAAGACTATGGAACTTTTATTATTAGAGCAAAAAAAGGTTGTTCTAAAGGATTCTGTTATTGGTAAATTAGATGTTAAAGTTTTAAACTTACAAAGTATCATCTTAAAAAAAGATGAACAATTTAATCTAGAGGCCACAAAATCTTTACAATTAGAAAAGGAATTAAAAGGCCAACGTAGAAAAACTTTCTTTTACAAAGTTGGAACTTATATTGGTGCAGGTGCACTACTCTTACTATTAGGTGGTAAATAATGGCTAAACAATCGTTAAAGGAAATAATTAAATTAGAGTATCAGAAGTGTGCTTCAGACCCGATATACTTCATGAGGAAGTATTGTATGATACAACATCCAGTTCGTGGTAAGATTCCCTTTCAGCTATTTCCCTTTCAAGAAACTACTCTAACACAATTCCATGAAAACCGATATAACATCATTCTTAAATCTCGTCAAACAGGTATCTCAACCTTAACTGCAGGATTTTCATTATGGAAGATGTTATTCAACCAAGATTTTAATGTTCTTGTAATTGCAACCAAACAAGAAGTTGCTAAAAACCTTGTAACGAAGGTTCGAGTAATGAATCAGTATTTACCTTCGTGGTTAAAACAAGAAACAGTAGAAGATAACAAACTATCTTTACGATACTCAAATGGTTCACAAATTAAAGCAACATCTGCTGCAGGTGATGCTGGTCGTTCTGAAGCCCTATCACTTTTAGTATTTGATGAGGCAGCTTTTATCGATAAGATTGAAGAAATTTGGGTATCTGCACAATCTACCTTATCAACGGGTGGTAATGCAATTATCCTTTCTACACCAAATGGGGTAGGTAACTTTTTTCATAAAACTTGGACAGGTGCAGAAGAAGGAACTAATACATTTAACACAATCAGATTACATTGGTCAGTTCACCCTGAACGAGACCAAACTTGGAGAGATGAACAAGAAGTTCTTTTAGGACCAAAAGGTGCAGCACAAGAATGTGATTGTGATTTCGTAAGTTCGGGTGATACTGTCATCGACCCACAACTTTTAATGTTCTACAAAGAAACATTCTGTCAAGAACCCATTGAAAAGACTGGGTTCGATGGAAACCTATGGAAATGGGAATATCCAAATTATCAGAAATCTTATATGGTCGTTGCCGATGTTGCTCGTGGTGATTCTGCCGATTTCTCCGCATGTCATGTCATCGATATAGAAAACTCTTCCCAAGTAGCCGAATACAAAGGTAAGTTAGATACCAAAGATTTTGGAAACTTCTTAGTATCTCTTGCAACTGATTACAATCAAGCATTATTAGTAATTGAAAACGCAAACATTGGTTGGGCAGTAATCCAACAAGTAATCGATAGAGGTTATCAAAACTTATTCTACATGAGTAAGGATTTAAAATATGTAGATGTAGAAAATCAACTACATAATAAATACCGAGCAGAGGAAAGAAATATGGTAGCCGGATTTTCCACTACTTCTAAAACAAGACCACTCATCATTTCTAAGATGGAACAATACATCAGAGAGAAAGATGTAACCATACGTTCTACGAGAACCATAGATGAATTATTTACTTTTATATGGAATGGTAATAGGGCAGAAGCAATGAGAGGTTACAATGATGATTTAACCATGTCTTTAGCAATTTCATTATGGGTTCGTGATACTGCACTTCGATTAAGACAAGAGGGAATTGACTTAACCAGACAAGCTCTTGGTGGTATCGGACAATCTACTTTAGATATGGGAGGAATGGGGTTTGGTGGTAATACTGTTAACGATGAAAATCCGTGGAGTATGGATATGGGTAACGGACATCGAGAAGATTTAACTTGGTTAATTAAATAATTATATATTTATACTATAAAGGAGAGTAAATCAATGATAAAATTATCTAATTTATTAGAAAATACTTCATATTGTGAAGAATACGATGTAGAATCTCAATCTGATATCAGAGAGTTCGTAGAATTCATGAAAGAATATAAGTGTGATGTTAACGAAGCTGAATACCAAGGTAGAGAGGTAAAACTTGGTAAACCCATGCAAGGTGATGTTAAGAAATTTAAAGTATATGTTAAAAACCCCCAAGGAAATGTTGTCAAGGTAAACTTTGGACACAAAGGTAAAGGTGGTGAAAAAACAATGTCAATCAAAAAGAATAATCCAGAAAGAAGGAAATCTTTTAGAGCTAGACACAATTGTGATTCACCAGGTCCAAGACACAAAGCAAGATATTGGTCTTGTAGAAAATGGTAATAATACAATAAAGGTTATAATTTAAACAGAAAACAAAATGGCAGATACTTCATTTTTTGGGAGGTTAACTAAACTCTTTCGTTCTCAAGCGGTAGTTACTATCGATAAGGATGGTAAGAGAAAAGTCTTTGATAGTGATGAAAGACAACAAACAAACTTATCATCCCTACGAGATAGATACACCAAAATTCAAAAATCTTTTTATGAACAAGCAGGTGGTGCTCAATCAATGGCATACCAACAAGTTCGTAGAGAAGTTTTTCGTGATTTTGATGCAATGGATAATGACCCGATACTTTCTTCGGCATTAGATATCTACGCAGATGAATCAACTCTAAAGAATGAATTTGGTGATACTTTAATGGTTCATTCTGATAACCAAAAAGTTCAAGATATCCTTAATAACTTATTTTACGATGTTCTTAATGTTGAGTTCAACTTATGGCCATGGGTAAGAAACATGTGTAAGTATGGAGATTTCTTTTTAGGTTTAGAAGTTGCCGAAGGTAAGGGTATTGTTAACGTTACTCCTCATTCAGTTTATAATACTGAAAGATTAGAAAGAACTGATCCATCCAATCCAAACTCGGTAAAGTTTAAAATTACTGAGGACCCGAATGGAAAACAAGAATACGAAAACTTTGAGATTGCACACTTCAGATTATTAGCAGATACTAACTGGTTACCCTATGGTAAATCAATGTTAGAGAATGGTAGAAGATTATGGAAACAATTATCTTTAATGGAAGATGCAATGTTAATCCATAGAATTATGAGAGCACCTGAAAAGAGAATTTTCAAAATTGATATCGGTAATATTCCTCCAACTGAAGTTGATAATTACATGCAGAGAATTATCAATAAGATGAAAAAAGTTCCTTTCATTGATAAACAAACTGGTGATTACAACTTAAAGTACAATATGCAAAACCTAACAGAAGATTTTTATCTACCTGTTCGTGGTGGTGATAGTGGAACCAATATTGAAAATCTTGCTGGTTTAGAGGCTCCTTCAATTGATGATATCGATTACTTAAAGAATAAAATGTTTGCAGCATTAAAAATTCCTCGTGCTTATTTAGGATACGAAGAAAATGTAAATGGTAAAGCAACTCTTGCAGCAGAAGATGTTCGTTTCGCAAGAACCATTGAAAGAATCCAAAGAACAGTAATTTCA